GTACTGGTCGGCGCAGGCCAGCAGCGCCTCATCGATGCGCTCACCTACGGTGCGCCGCTCCGAGGTGAACCGGGCCTTGGCGTTGTCCAGCTCGTAGCGCAGCTTCGCCGCCGACCGCCTCTCCTCCTGCGTGGTGAGGAACCCGGCGCCGCGCTCGATGCGGTCCAGGGTGTCCACCAGTTCCAGCTCCACCTCCTCCGGGGTGTACGGGCGGGAGGAGGCAGGGTTGGCCGGGTCCCAGGTGACGTGCCGGAGCCCGCCCTGGGAACGCTCGTCGCCTTCCCGCTGCGTGGGGTCGGCGGTGCCCGGCCGGTCCTTCGGCACGATGCCCTGGTTCGCGGCGGGGGGGACCTCCTCCCCGCAGGCGGTGCACACCTGCACCCTGCCGCCCTCCACCTCAGCGAGGCGGCGGGCCGAGGCGGGGTGGATGCAGGAGGGGGGCTCCACGAACGCAGGGGACAGCTCGGCGCCGTCCTGGTCGATGACGGTCACGCGGGCTCACCCCCGGCGGGGCGCTCCAACTGGGCCCGGCGCTGGTCGAACAGGACGGACAGGGGCACCAGGGAGCCGTCCACCATCTGGACGGGCACCGACAGGAGGGCGAGGGCACGCTGCCGGACACCGGCCAGCTTCTCCACCGTGTCGGCCTCCTGCCCGGCGTTAGCGGCACGCCCGGCGCGCTCCACCTCGTCCGGGGTGAAGGGGCGGGCAGGCTCCCCGGAGGCGTCCGGCTCGTCGGCGGCGGACTCCTCTGTGGGGATGGTGAACGTCTGGAACACCACCGTCTTGAACGACTGGCTGTGAGCCTTCTGGGTCGCCTTGTCGCCGGAGTCCCCGCCCTCCCCCCACGCCTCCGCGAACGTCTCGGAGCCGTCCGGGCCGAGCAGCCGATAGCGCACCAGCAGCCGGGCCACGTTGAGGGTGCCGCCCTTGGAGGTGGCCCGCGTCTCCCACGTCTCGCGGACCACCTTGCCGGGCATGATGACCAGGCCCACGTCAGCGAGGATGGGGTGCAGCGCGGCGAGGGCCTGGTCGATGCCCCGGAAGCGGTAGCCCTCCGTAGATCGGCCCGTCTTCTCGATGGCGCCGATGCGGGCGGTGACCTCGGTGATGGCCTCCCCCACGGACAGGGGGAACTCGGCCTCACCGAACAGGGTGCGGCGCTTCGACGTGAGCGGCCCCGCGTTGGCGGAGCTGCTGCCGCTGGGGGTGTCCGGTCCCTCGGTGGGCTCCGGCGCAGGAGCAGCGGGGGCGGTGGGCTGCACCGTCTCGACGGGCTCGGGGGAGGGCGCCCCGGCGGGGGTCGTCTCGGGCTTGGTGGTGGTTCGGCCAGGCATCAGTGGCTCCTACGGTGAGAGTTGGCGTTCGGGCAGGTCGCGAAGTGCGAGGTGTAGCGGGTCAGGTCGAAGGGGATGCGCTCGCCCTTCCCCCACACCAGGGCGCGGTGGGAGCCGAGGGCGATGGAGCCGAGGCTGAGGGTGACGTTCCCCTCGGGGTTGGGCTGGGCGTCTACCGGCATGCGCTTACCGGTAGAGGTGACGGCCCAGATGACTTCGGCGTCGCAGCTCCGGCAGGTGCTCACAGCTCCTCGGGTGGGGAGATGAAGGCGTCGAGGTGCCCCGAGGCGTAGGCGGCCATCAGGGAGCGGAGCACGTCGGTGTAGTCGCCGTGCCCCTTCTTGGCGGCGCGCTCCTCCCCGGCGCGGCGGTGCTCGGAGTTGACGAACACGGTCCAGCGGACCCGGTTGCGGATCTTCGGTGGGCGTCCTGCGGGGCGGCGTGCGAGCGGGGGTGCGGTCATGGCTATCCTCCAGGCGTGGGTGGAACTGTCCCCCCGATTATGCACTACCGGAAGGCTGGGGGGTAGCCGTGGGCATGAGGGACCTGCGCCGCGCCGCGTGGACACGCGAGGGGGGGCGCTGCGCCGTCACGGGGGCTGCCCTCGGTGACGTGGACGGGGACCTGTGGCAGCTCCACCACCGCAGGCCCGGAGGCATGGGGGGCACCCGGCGTGCCGACCAGGACAGCCTGCCCAACGTGATCGCGCTGCTGGCGCGGGTCCACAACTTCGGGGCGCCCGGACTCCTCATCGAGGGGGAGGACGGGCGCAGCGTGCACGGCGACCCGGCGTGGTCGATGCCACGCGGTTACCTGCTGTCCCCCTCGGAGCGGGACCCGGCTGGGGTGCCGCTCCTCCTGCGGGGGGAGCGGTGGGTGTTCCTCACCCCGGAGGGCAGCTACGAGCCGGTCAGTTGAGCGAGCTCGAGATTCAGTAGGCCATCGCGGAGATGCGCCGGTTGGAGATGCCGCCGTAGGGCGCCAGCGGTGAGCCGGAGTACGACAGGGCGTAGCGGGCCTGCACCATGTACCAGCCGGGGGCGAGGCCAGGGTGGGTGCCGAACGTGCCGAAGGAGCCGCGCTGGTCCTGCCCGTTGCCGTTGTGCTGCACCTCCACGGCCCGGTCGTAGGCGGGGGCGATGGCGACGGGCGCAGACAGGGCGGCGGCCTGGGTGAGGGCGGGTCCGTGGACAGCCCAGCTCATGTACGCGGAGGCGTGGTTGCCGGAGGCGACGAGGGCGGCCGCCACCTCCACGCGGAGACGCCCGGAGCCGACGTAGAGGACGACGTACGGGGTGCCGCTGACCCAGCCGACGCCGCCCACTGTGGAGGCAACGCCGTTCATCTCCACCAGGGCCGCGTCGGTGGCGGCGAGGATGCCGAACGGGTCGGCGGTGCGCAGCGCCCGCACGGACGCCTCCAGCTCGCGGAGCTTCGCTTCCAGGGTGTCGTCGAAGGTCTGCGCCATCAGGTCACCGACCCTTGAATGTCGAGGGTGACCTGCTCGGTGGAGTCCTGCTCCGGGGGGGAGATGGAGCGGCCGATGATCTGGCCGACGATCTGGGTGGTCTGCCCGGTGGTGGTTTCCCCGACGCGGATGGTGGCGTCGTCGCCCACGTCGTACATGAACACGGTGGGCGCCAGGTCTCCCCGGACCTTGATGCCGGACACCTTCGTCTCGGAGGAGAGCTGCGCCAGCAGGGCACCTCGGGCGTGGCCGGTCACGGAGTCCTGGGTGCGCAGGTCCTGCGTGGAGGAGCCCAGCGACGTTTCGTAGATGGGGAACCCTGCGGCGCCCTCGTCGCGGGTGGTGGAGGAGGAGTCCACGACGGCGCGGAGCTGGTTGGGTCCGGTGCCCTCCCCGAGGGCGGTCACCCGGTTGTGGACGCCTCCCCCATCCTCAGCGATGGTGAGGTCATCGACGTAGCCCCAGCGGGAGCGCATATCGGCGCGCTCGGTGGACCAGCGCAGGTCGGCGGGAGCTGTCCGGCCCAGCCTCGGGTAGCCCATGTCGAGGCGGATGCGCAGGGTGGTCAGGTCACCGGGGGTGCCGAACTCGGGGATGAGGCGCCAGTCGAACCCGGCGCCGGAGGAGGACAGCTCCAGGCAGTTCTCCAGCACCGGCTTCAGGTCGGTGGTGAGGTACGTGCGGTCCGCGAGGACACCGGAGGTGTTCCAGACAGGCGGGTTGGGGCCGTCCGCCAGGGCGTAGTCCAGGCCTGCGGTGTGCGGGCTCATCGCCGGATACAGGCCGGACGCCCCGGCCTGCCAGAAGCCCTCCGAGATGAGGTAACGCATGATCAGGAACTTGTCGTTGGCGGTCCAGGTGGAGTTGGCGGACAGCCGCCGTTGCAGGTAGGCCTCCCAGGAGACGGCGGTGAGCTTCATGGCGCGGGCGGCGTGGTTGCGGGCGCGGGCCATGACGATGCCGCCCCACATGATGCGGGTGTCGAGGACGGTGCGGGTGTTGGGGTCGCGCTCCTGCCGCTCGGCCCACAGGCAGGAGCGCCGGGGGGTGGTGGCGCCGAACGGGTCGCGGCGCCGGACAGCCTCGGAGGCGAGGGGGATGGTGCCCTCGGCGGAGGAGGCGCCGGACAGCACCGTGTCGAACTTGGCGCCGGTCATCGGCAGGGTGGCGAGGAGGCGCCCGGACCGGAAGTCAGTGAAGTGGTACCGCCACCGCACCAGCCGGGGCTCAGCGCGTGCGAGCAGCCCGGCCGGTGCGGTGAGGAGGGAAGTCACCAGCGGGCGCCTCGGGCAGCGAACGCCGCCTTGGTGCGCGGGCCGACGACGGAGCCGTCCGCGTCGGCCCCGGTGATGCCGCACCGCTGCTGCGCTGCCTTGACGGCGGCCTGCGTGGCGGGCCCGTAGGTGCCGAAGCCCTTGGCCGGGTCGGTGGTGACGAGGGGGACAGGCGGCCGCCAGTCGTAGGCGTTGAGGAACCGGACGAGGGCCATGACGCGGGAGTCTCGGGGGCCCATGCCTCGGGACAGGGTGGCCATGCTGCCGGGGTTGAACGCGGGCGCAGGAGCCGGGGCGGGTGCCCCGGCGTAGGCGGGGCGTCCCCACACCTTGACGGAGGAGGTGGAGCGGCGGCGGCGCCACACACCTCCGCCCCTGTCCTGGGAGCCCCCGGTGCCGGAGGTGGTGTTGCCCTCCACGGTGGTGATGGTGCCGTCGCCGTGGACAGCCTCCACGATGCCGACGTGCTGGATGCGGCGCAGGGCGTCGCCGGGGAAGTCGTAGAAGACGAGGTCGCCTGGCTGCGGGGACGGGGGGGCCTGCCCGTGCTGCTGGAACCAGGACGCGAAGGTGGGGGTGTAGGCGGTCTTGGGGATGAGGGCGGAGGCTCCTGCCTCCCGGAACACCCACCACACGAACTCGGCGCACCACGCCACCCGGTCCATGCCGTAGGCGGCGCCGTACCTGTTGGAGCCGTCCGGCTGCTCCACGTAGCCGATCTGGGAGCGGGCCACGTCGAGGACAGCCCCGGCGGAGGTCACTGGCTGTCCCCTGTGACGGTGCCCTCGGGCAGCCAGGCGGGGTCCTGCGGGGGCTGCTCCTGCGGGTCGTCAGGGCGCAGCCCGTTGTCGGTGCGCTCCACCAGCTCGTCGCCTTGGGCGGTGAGGTCCTCCTGCTGCGGGTCGGTCATGACGGCTCCTCGGGGAGGGCGACGGTGATCTGGTTGCCGGTGGGGATGAGGCGCGGGTCGTCCTCCCCTTCAACGACGACGGCGACCACTTCGATGGGGAGGTCGGGGTGCTGCGAGGGCGGGTCCACGGAGAGGACAGCAGGCCCGTCGCCGTCGAGGTTGGGCAGGCGGTGGCCGGGCTGGATGGCGGTGGGGTCGATCTGGGCGTGGGGCATAGGGGTGATCCTTCCGGTCAGAACGGCCGCAGCCACTGCACCTCGAACAGGCAGGGCGCGAAGTCGGGGCTGTCCGTGTTCCAGGTGGCTCCGGCGTCGGAGTAGACCTGCACATACGCCTTATCGCCGACGATCATGCCCATCATCCCGTCGCACCCGGAGCCTGCGTTGCCGGTCGTGCCGTTGGGTCGGCTCGCACCGATGTAGGCGGCTCCGCCGTTCTTGGTGACCCGGACGATGGTGCGCCCTGGGGGGGCTGCTCCGAGGGTGACGAACGCGGTGATCCGGTGCCACCCGGCGCGCTGGCAGGCGTACCCGCCGTCGCTGCCGATGGTGTAGCCGTTGTGGGTGTCTATGTCCTCGGTGTCCCACCCGATGGTCGTGAAGGTGTTGGCCGAGAAGTACTGGAAGGCCTGCCTCCGGGCGCGGAACAGGGGGGCGGTGCGGTCGGCGGCGGGCACCCATGCGCCGCCCTCCCCGACCTCCAGTCCGTTGACGGGGTGGTGCCGGTAGGCGCCGTCGTGGACAGGGGCAGCTCCGGCGTGGCCGGGCAGGGTGGAGGCGTCGTTGATGACGGGGAGGATGCCGTTGCGGTTGGTGGTGCGCGGGTTGTACGGGGTGATGGTGACGGCCTGCCCGGCCGGGGGGATCAGGTACTCACCGAGCGCCAGGGAGCTGTCCGGCAGGGCGGGGAGGGCGGCGGCCCCGGAGGTGGCGGCGAGGGCGCCGTCGAGCAGGTACATGCGGGCGCGGTCGGTGGTGGCGGAGGAGGCAACGCCGTTGACCTGCGAGTCGTCCACGTCGATGACGACGAGGCCCTTGCGGAACTGGGTGGCGTGCTGCGCGGTGGTGGCGAACACGGCGTCGGCGTCGTTGACGACGAGGTACTGCCCGGCGGTGGCGTCGAGGGAGCACTGCACGACGGCGCGGAACGGCTTGACGGTGATATTGCCACCGGCCAGGGACAGCTCGCCCATCGTGTTCGTGGGCCCGTAGAGGACACCGGAGACGGTGAGGAGGCCGGTGGGGCCGGGGATGAATGAGGAGCCGAGGGCGAGCCTGCCGAGGCGGCCGCTCATGACCTGCCCGGCAGCTCCGAGGAGGAACGGGGGGGAGAGGACAGCCACGGTCAGCTCACTTCCAGGAGGGGGCGGTGGAGACGGAGAGGGCAGCGGCCGGGTCGGCGCCTCCGGTGCCGGAGCGCAGCCGCACCTCCACGCCGCCGGGGGGGATCATGGGGAAGGTAGAGCCAGCGCCCCAGGCGTCGTAGCGGTTGACGCCGTTGACGGTGGAGGTGCCCTCGGCGGTGTTGACCACCCACACGTCGAGGGCACCGAGGTCAGCGGCGAGGGCAGCGTAGGCGCCGTTGCCGAGCTGGATGCGGGGGCGGGGAACAGGCCCGGTGACGGTGTAGATGGCGTGGGCGTCCTCGTCTCCCACGTTGGGCACGTAGGCGACGGTGACGGCGACGACCCCACCTGCTGCTGTCCAGGGCATGACGGCGCCGCTGGCGCCCATCGGGTAGCCGCCCTCTCCGGCGATGGTGGGGAGGGAGACGGGGCCTGCGACGGTGACGGTGCCGGTCTTGATGGGGTCCTCGGCGAGGAGGGTGAACGCGAAGTCGGCCACCCGGTCATCGAGGGCACGCCACTTCGGCTTGCCGGTGGGGCGCACCCACAGGCCCATCGGGGCAGGAGCCTCGTCCAGGTGGGTGTACCGCAGGAAACCGCTCAGCTTGCCCAGGAGCGCCGACAGGAGCCTCCGGTAGGCCTCGTCCAGGGCGGCCGGTGTGGGCGCCGTAACGGTGCCCTCGAAGGCCAGGACGCGCTCCTCGTAGGTGGACTCCCCCAGGTAGGAGCCGTGCCCGCCCTGCCTCCGGTCGGAGGGGGTGGTGATATTCGGGGAGTCCCAGCCCTCCGGCACGTCGCACGCCCACAGGCAGCCGTAGGCGTCGGCGGCGTTGAAGACGATCAGCGGAGCTGCCGGGTCGCCCAGCGCGTAGCGGGTGCGGCGCCCGGCGGACAGGTAGGCGCGGTCGTCGGCGGCGAGGAGAGTCATACGAGGGCTCCAACTCCGACGCCCACCCGGCGGGTGATGCCCGCCGACAGGCGCCACACGGTGTCCTGCGTGACGCGGGCAGCGAGGACGGCACCGGATTCGCCGGGGAGCTGCGTGACGTGGTTGACCACGGACACCCCTCCCCCGCCAGCGGCGTTGGCCGCGTCAGCGACAGCGAGGGTGCCGGTGAGGAGGTCCCCGAGGAGCTGGTCGGCGATGACCCGCTGCTCGGGGGTGATGACCCGCTCCTGGTCGCGGAGCAGCGCCAGGCCCTCCCCCTGCCCCGAGTCGAAGATGCCGCCGGAGTGCAGTGTGGGGATCTTCGGAATGTCGGGCGGGTTGATGTGCACGCCCATGATCGTGAACTCCAGGAGGTCGTTGATCCCCTGGATGACGTTGCGGTTGACGAAGCCGATGACGGCGTTGACCACGTTCTTGGCCACGTTGCCCACGTAGCCTGCTGCCCCGGCGATGCCGTCCACCAGGCCCTGGATGAGGTCCTTCCCCTTCTGGACGAGGAGGGAGCCCAGGTTGCCCACGGCGGCGATCACCTTGCCGGGGAGGCCGGTGACGAAGGTGATGACCTCCCCGACCTTGGTGACCACATTGTCCTTGAACCACTGCCAGGCGGTGGAGGCAATGTCGCCCAGCATCGAGCCGAGGTTGGCGAGCCCGGCGACGAAGTTGCCGGGGAACTCGGTGATGTAGGTGATGAGGGCCTGCACGGCGGTGTCCACTGCGGAGTCGAACAGGTCCCAGGCTGCGGTCGCCACGTCCCAGAGGGTCTGCCCGAGGGAGGACAGGGCGGACCACACCTTCCCCGGCAGCTCGGTGAAGAAGGAGACAACGGCGTCGATCCCTGCCGACACGGCGTCACCGATGGCGGTCCAGGCCTCCCCGATGAACGCCACGATCTCGTCCCAGTGGCTGATGACGATGCCGAGGAGGGTCCAGTCGAGGAAGAACTGCACGATGGCGTCGATGCCCGCCGACACGGCGTCCTTGATCCACTGCCAGGCTCCGGTGATCCAGTCGACGATGGCGGTGAACACCGCCACGGTGGTCTCCTTCACCGTCTCCCAGTTGGCGACGATGAGGGCCACCAGGCCGATGACGATGCCGATGATGATGCCCACCGGCCCGAGGGCGATGAGCCAGGCGGCGGCCATGCGGGCTGCCTGGATGAGGGATTGCGCAGCCATCAGCACCCACCCGCCGACGAACGCGGCGACGCTGATACCGAAGGAGAGGAGCGCCCCGGCGGCGGGGACGACGATCCCGATGACCCACGACGCGGCCATCTTGATCGCGTTGAACGTGGCCTTGGCGGCCATCGTGATCCAGCCGAACACGATCTGGGCGGTGGACTTCTTGGCTGCGTCGGCGGCGACCTCGGAGCCGGTGGCGACAGCGATCCAGGACAGCACTGACTTGACCGACTGGATGACGGACTGGGTGGCCTGCCACGTCCACGCGGCGACGATCAGGGCGGCGACGATCCCCACAGCGATGCCCAGCGCCTCGGCGGCGGTCTGGTGCTGCCGGAAGTATTCGGCGACCTGCCCGATGGCGCCTACCACGTCGAGGAAGGCGGGCACGACGGTGCCGGTGATGAACCCGGCGAGGGTCTGCAACCCGGACCACACCTGCGCGGCGAGGTCCTTCGCTATCTGCATCCACGCGGCGAAGGTGTCCCCGGTGACGAAGGCGACCACGGCGTCCTTGAAGGAGATGAACCCGTCGCGGATGTTGAAGAGGGTGTCCACCACGCCGGAGTCCTCCGCGAGCGGGCCTCCGGTGAAGTCCCCCTTGAACAGGATGTTGAAGGCCTGCCCCACCACATCGGACAGGTCGTTGAACGCGGGCAGGAGGGTGGAGGTGGCGAACCCGGCGAAGTCGGCGACGACGGGCAGCAGGTTGGCGCCGATGGCCTCCTGGATATTGCCGAGGTTGACCTTCAGCTTGTCGAGGGGGGAGGAGGCTGCCTCCGCAGCGCCGCCGAACTCCTTACCCAGCTCCGCGAGGATGACCTTCTGGGCGCCCATCGTGTCGCCCGCTTCGACCATCGCGGCGATCTGGTCCTTCTGCTGCGCAGTGAAGGACACGCCCACCTTGGACAGGGCACTGACCCCGCGCACCGGGTCGTTGAGGGCCTTCCCGAGCTGCACGGCGGAGCCGGAGGCGTCGGTGCCGAGGGCAGCCGCCATGTCGGTCATGATCGAGGTGGTCTGCGTGAATATGTCGTTACCGGCGCCGACGCCGTTCTTGATGTTGGTGAAGGTGAGCAGCAGGTTGGCGCCGCTCTGGATGGCCTCGTCGTCCACGCCCGTCTTGTTGGAGATGGCGGTGACGAGGTTCCCCACCTGGTCGGCGGAGAGCTGCGCCGCGCCCCCGGTGGACTTGATGACCTGCTCGGTGAGACGCCCGATCTTGGCGGACTCCGCTGCCGCCTCGTAGAACCCTTTGAGCCCGTCCACGACGGCCCCGGCGGCGAACGCTGCACCGAGGAGGAGCGTCGCCTTCTTGGCGATGCCGCCGATGGCGCCGAGCACCCCATCCTCGGCGGGCTTGTTGAACCCGCCCGTCTCAGGGCGGATGGCGACGGCGGCCTCACCGATGACGGCGACCATGACGCCTCCTCACGCTTCCGCTGCTGCCTTCATGGCCCGCTGCTGGTGGGGCAGGCGCCCCCACGTTGCGCGGTCCGGCCTGCCGGTGCTCTGCCGGTCGAGGAGGGCGTCCAACTTCTCCCTGCCCTCCTTCATCTCCTTCGTGTCCTCCAGCACCAGCGCGTAGATCAGGTCGAAGTAGACGCGGGGCGGCAGGAGGTCCGGGTCGGTGATGCCCGCTCTCAGCGCGAGCGTCCCCCCGACCCACGCCGAGTTGACTGTGGCCCACGCCCAGAGGAGGCGGGCCGCTTGGTAGGGCGTCCGGCTGCCTGCTCGATCAGCCACTGGGAGGTGTCGAGGAGGGCTTGCAGCTCCACCCGGTACTCGGGGGAGGTCATCACGTAGGAGAACCGGCGCCGGGAGGAGCCCTCGGTGTACTCGGCGAAGCGCAGCTCCTCGTAGGGCACCGGCTCCCCGTCCCACCGCTCGTACAGCAGGGGGCCTGTCGGGTCGTCCTCGGTGGGCTCCCCGCGCAGGGGCTCGCTGTCCTCGTCGTCCTCGTCGGTCAGCAGGAAGTCGTCCAGGTCGGGGCGCACCCAGCCGACGGGCACGCCGTCGTCATCGACCAGGGAGGTGGACAGCACGAACGCGGTGGCGTTGGCCTGCTCCAACTCGGTCTGCGCCTGCATCAGCCGGAGGACACCCCCGGCGTCGAGGGTGGTGTAGGCGGTGAGCATGAGGTCGTCGCGGACGACGCGGCCACGCTCCCGGTACTCCACCTCCAGGCCGAAGCGGCGGGTGGCGACGGGGCGGGCGCGGTCGTCGCGGCGGCCGAACACCGGCACACCGGGGGAGGCGGCCTCCACCGGGACGGGGCGCGTCGGGGGCAGCGGTGGCGTGGAGGAGAGGGCGGCGGGCTCCGGTGAGGTCACCCGGCGAGCGTAGCCATCCCCCCCGGACAGTTGCGGGGGGTGCTCCAGACGGAGCACTCCCCCCATTGAGGGAGTCTGCCCGGCTGGGCTAAAGGAGGGGACAGGTTATGCCGTTACTAGGGGCATGCCTCTCCACGCCACCGCCCCCCGCGTCACCGCTGCTGCGCTCGCTGCTGCTGCCACCCGCCTGCTCGGCGCCGTCGTCCTGGACGTTGCCGACGCCACCACTGCCCCGGCCATCTACCAGCCGCGCCTCGCGGCGTTCCTGTCCATCGACGGGCAGGACCTCGGGGAGGACGACGGCACGCTGATCGTCCTCGTCCCCCCCGGCCACGCTGCCGACCTCATCAAGGAGCACGGCACTGCCGGGGCTGCTGCCCGCGTCGTCAACGAGGAGCTGCGCCGGGAGTGGCGCGCCGCGTAGACAGCCCCCCGTTAGGTGTGCGCATAATGGGCGCGCACCACTTCCACGCCACCGAAGGAGCACCACCATGACTGCTGTCGTGTACGACCTGGCGGAGGTGCGGGGCGCCATCGCGGCGGCCCGGCCGATGAGCCAGGCGGAGATTGACGCCGAGGTCGCCGCCATTCGGGCGGAGCTGCTGCGGCCGTTGCAGCGCCTCGCCCTCCTGCGGGAGGCGGGGGCGCACCTCACCGCGTTCGGCCCGGACACGCTGTGGCACGAAGCCTGCCGCCGCTGGTTCGGGGACCTCGCCGACCTGCGCCTCACCGGCACCAAGGCGGCCATCGCTGAGCGGGAGGCCCTCATCTGGTCGATGCGGGAGGCGGGGGAGAACACCCGCGCCATCCGGGACGCCCTCGGGGTGGGCTCCTCCGCTGTCGCGGACGCGCTGGCGAAGCGGGACCCGGCGCCGGACCGGATCATCGGCGCCGATGGGGCGTCCCGCCCGGCGCGCACCGGGCGCCGGGAGGAGCCGAAGGCCGGGCTGAAGTGGCAGCGGGCGCTCCTCCTGCTGCGGCAGGCGCAGGACGGGCACACCCTCGCCTCCCTGGCGAAGGCCGGTGGCTGGTCGGAGGGCTCCGCGTCGGGGCTCCTGTCCGACCTGCTGCGCCGGGGTGTTGCTGTCCGGTCGGAGGACCGGCGCAACGGCATGCGGGTCCATCGGGCGGTGCCGTCGTGAGCGGCTGCGGCGAGGTGTTCCGGGCGTGCCTGCGGCGCATCGAGCGGCCCTCCTGCCCGCGCTGCCCGCTGCCCCTCGGGGACGGCGACCGGGTCCATTACGGGATGCACCTGACGTGCCTGCGGAGGGGGGAGCGGTGACCGTCCTCGACCAGCCTCGGGTTCCGGCCGGGCAGGACGGCGGCGGGAGGTTCGCCACGAAGGCCTGCCCGCAGGTGTACGCCCTGCTGGACCTCCTCGCCCCGCAGGAGCCGGAGCAGCGCCCCGGAGGGGGCTGGGCTGTCCCGGCGCCGAAGTGCCCGCACGGCCACTTCGCCCGGTGGGCGGCGGGCACCAACGAGAAGGGCGTGCCCAACTGCGGCCGCTGCGCCTCCGGCCGGTAGCCTCCTCCTCGGACGCTGGGACCCAAGCGCACCGGGCCGCCACGGCGGAGGTGTAGCCCTCCCGGCACCCAGCAGGGCCCGTCCCCCTACGGGGGGGCGGGCCTGAGCTGTCTACTTGCCCAGGTGCAGGTTGTCGGTGAGGAAGGCGTTACCGGGCCAGCCCTGGGTGTTCCCCTCGTGGTGCCAGTACCCGTAGTCCACGCCCTCGGTGACGACCAGGATGAACGGCCCCTTGGCGTCCACGCCCTGCCGCTTGACGATGCTGCGCTCCAACCGGCGGGTTTTCTTACCGACCTGCTGCCGCGCCCCCGCCTGCACCCTCCCGGCGCGCCGGTCCATCTCACGCAGGACGGGGCCTCCCCCGTCGCGCACGAACGCGGTCAGCTTGTCGGGGTCGATGTAGACGTACGACCCGTCGGAGGAGACGCGGCCCCGGACCATCAGAGCAGGGGGACGGTGAGGCCCACAGCGGGCGCGGCAGCGCCACCGGAGGGGCCGAGGGTGATGAGGTCATCGACGGTCACCCCTGCCTCGGCGACGGGGCGGCGGGTGAGGGCACCGGAGTTGGCCACGTCGAGGACGGCGCGGATGAGGAGCCCCGCGTCACGCAGGACGAGGAGGCCGTGCGCGTGGAGGGTGTCCGCGTCGGTGAGGGTGGGGACGCAGCGCACCACCTGCACCTCGTAGGAGGCGGTCCGCTGGTAGCGGCCGTGGTTGGCGGGGGAGGTGCGGGGGACGCGCACCGGCTGCGGGGGGCGGGTGGCGTCGAGGCCGAGGAGGATGCGGCTGAGGGCGACGGTGACCTGCCCTGCGGTGTCGTCCCAGGCGATGGCCCTCGGGTCCCCTCCGGCCACGTAGCGGCGCTCCGGCAGGCCGGGGTAGTCGGGGCCGGTGTTCTCCTCGTCGCCGAACCAGGCGACGATGCCGTCCAGGAGG